TCACAAGATACGGTCACTTGGTTTAATGTCTTTACTCTTCCTGCTTTGTATCAATATAGCGCTGATGTAGTGGCATGGTTTGATGTTCCTACCCCGATTAATGCAAGGGCATATAGAATTAGAGAAACAGGTGGATACACACTTGATATTGAAGAACTTTATTTCAGCAATAATGTAATCGATTTAAAAATGAGTCCTGTAAGTCGGGATACATATCTATCTTTTGCTCAGAAGTTTTTACAAGCAAGACCGACAACTTATTATTTTGAAAAAACTTTAATACCGAAAATAAATATCTGGCCGACACCGACTAACGATTATCAGGTTATGCAATATTCCTTCATCCAAACAATGTGTGATGCGGGTACTTTTTTTAATACTACTTCATTGCCGGCAAAAATGTATTCTGCCCTAGCTGCCGGTCTTACTTGGATGCTAGCCGTAAAATATAAACCGGAGATGGCCGATAATCTGAAAGCTCAATATGAGGAAACGTTTGCTATTGCAACAGCAAAAGATAGTGAAAACGTTGATCTGACTCTAAATTACGATATAGGCAATTATTATGAGAATTGAGAGGCGGATATATCAGTGTGATCGCAGCGGAGAAATGCACGAGAAATTATATAAACAGACGGAATGGGCAGGAGATCAGAAAGTATGGACGGGGTTATGGGTGGCAAAAGAATATCTTGATAAACCGCAGGAACAATTTAGAACGCCTGTAGCAAAAGATGATCCAAAACCGGTACCGAATCCAAGACCTTTTACTCCCGGAAAAATGATAAATGAGTAAATAACTTGTTTTATGGACATAAATACGATTAGAGTGTTATCGCTTGATGGAGGAGGTATTAGAGGAGTTATTACTTCTACATTACTTGAGCTGTTTTGTAATTTAGCAGGTATTCCCGGGAATCAGATATATAAATATTTTGATATTATTGCCGGTTCTTCTATAGGCGGTATTCAGGCTTTAGCCTATGCCAAGGGACTAACTCCCTCTTATATTAAGAATATGTTAATAAATAATGCAGCAAGTATTTTTAACTGTACTTATCCAATTCCTGGAGGAGGGCAGGCGGGTTATGGCACTTGGAGCGGTTACTTGAGCGGTATTTACGGTTCTTTATATTCACAACCGCCTTTAGCTAATTTGATTAATAGTAATTTTGGAACAGATACTATTAGCAGTTATCAAACAAATGTATTAGTGCCGGCTTTTCAACGTTCAAACGCAGCAGGAACTACCAATGTCCCTGTTTATTTTTCAAATGTTTCAAGTTCAATTGTTCCTTATTTATCAGGTCAAACTGAATTATCGGCGAATGTTGCCCTAGCAACTAGCGCTGCTCCCGTTTATTTTCCGCCTGCCGTATTTAATGGATGTACTTATGTTGACGGCGGAATTTTTTTAAATAACGCATCGGCAATGGCTTTATCAGTACAAAGAGCAATAAAACCGACCGTTAATCGTTTTTGTGTTCTCTCTATCGGTACGGGACTTGGTAGTATCGGTTATATTCCGGGTGAACCTGCGACGGATGGATTAACATTAAGAGGAGCTATCGATAATCTTAACACCATAAAAATGGTAATGGATGTATCCATGGCAATTCCACCGGAAGGAGTATCTATAGAACAGCAGATTATTGCTAATTACACTGTCGGAAATTCCTATTATTGCAGAATGCAGTATCCGATTGATTTAAGCAGGGAACCGGATAGTTCCTTGGATAATTCCGATCCGGAGTTTATAGAGTATATGCAGGATTCGGCTACTACATATTTTAATAACAACTTAAATAATATTAATAATTTTATAGGGCATTTATTGGTATGAAAAATAATGTTTTATATAATTTTATATCACCTGTAACAGGACGCCTTCCTCTTACTAATAATTATATTTTAGTAGGAGCGCTGGATAAATTTTCCGTTATGTCGCCGAAACTAATAGATATGCAGCTGGATATTATAAATATCAGGCATTACGTAGATAATATAGCAAACTCTAGTTTTATTATCGGTTTTCCTAATAATGATTTACCTGAAGCCCAAGTTTTAAGTAATTTGGATAACGGTTTTTTGTTTAATACGGACGGTATAATTAGTACTGAAGGTGGCGTACCACTTCCTAGCCTAGCTTATAAAAACATATGGATTGGAGATGAAAATAATAAGCCGGTAGCAAATCCTACTATTTTACAAAGTAATCTCCCCTCTTTAAGCCAAAATAATATATGGATAGGAGATAGTAATAATTTAGCACAACCTAAGCCGACCATTACTATTGATAATTTACCGAATTTAGGAACGGCCGAGATTAATGTACCTAACCCTCTTGATCCAACTAACCCGATTGTTATTTCAGGAGGTAAAATTTGGCACGGCACAGATTCTAACAGACCAGAAGAATCTACTGCTTTGTTAGTGGTAGAAGGAGATATTGCCCTAATTAATTTCAGGTTCTTTAGCGCTAATTTTATTCTTGGAAAAGGTAATACGGTACTACAAACATTAATGCCCGGCTCACAATTTCTCTCGAATCTCCCTAGCGGTTCCTGGATGCAGACGAGCAGTGCAGGGACTGGAGCAGTAGTAAGTGCGACTATACCACAAGGACAAATATTAATGGGCGGTTTAAATAATGTGCCGGAAGCACGTCAAACTATAGATATTGCAAACCTACCTTCCTTAACTGATGGAAGAGTATGGCAGGGGGATAGCACAAATAGACCGGTAGAAGTCCAATTAAACCTTGCTCCAACTGATGCTACATACATTATAAAAACTCCGAGTGTCAATTTACCTCAGGCACAGGTATTAGAGGAACTCGGGATAGGAATGACCAAACTTGTTGCTGGTGGTGCTTTTGCTATTGCAATTGCTGGGGAGGATTATGCAACTATCCAGCAATTAGAAGAAATTAGAGATCAATGTCAGCAGTACGCAGAACAAGCTGCTACTTCTGCCGAGGAGGCAGCAACATCAGCAGGCGAGGCGGCGGCGAGTGCAGGTGAAGCTACCGCATCGGCGGCAGAGGCTACGGGAGCAGCAACAGAGGCAACAGGGGCGGCCGCTGCTGCTAGCGGTTCTGCTACCGCAGCGGGAATATCTGCAGCAGGAGCTCTTGCTTCAGCTGGTGCAGCAGCACTTTCAGCAGGTAGTGCGTCAAGTTCTGCGTCTGATGCTTCCTCTAGTGCCTCTGATGCTAAGGATTCTGCTAGCAGCGCAAGTGGGTCGGCAACTAATGCAGCAAATAGTGCTACCCAAGCTCAAACTTACTTCAATACCCTTTTAAATACCGGGTTAACCTTGCAGGGAGACGTAAACGGTAGCGGATTATTAAGTAATCCGATTGTTACAATATTTAAACCTAATCCGGTATTTACGGGGAGCGGGTCAATGACAATGCCTGCAGGTAACAGTACGCAACGACCTACTACCCTGATCCCGGGAATGATCAGGTTTAATACTGCACTTTGATTTTATGATAAAATTTATTAATTAATTATAGGAGATTTAAAATGACCGATAACTTAAACGACAAGAATTTAAGAGCCCCGTTACCAACATCTACCGGAAAACCGGAAATTACCGACGGAACAAACTGGTTTACCCTTGCTACTGAAAACTGGGTTTTAAACACCATGGGTAGCGTTCCCGCAACTCTTGTAGCAACTACAGCTAATTTAACGGCTACTTATGCTAATGGTACTAGTGGAGTCGGAGCTACTTTAACTAATTCGGGAACACAAAGCACGCTTGTTATTGATGGAGTTACTTTAGCTGCAGGTAACAGGGTTTTAGTTAAAGATCAGACAGCTGCCTTACAAAACGGCATATATACGGTAACTAATATAGGAGGGACTACTGTAAACTGGGTATTAACAAGAGCTACCGACCTTGATTCCCCGTCTCAAATGGTCAGAGGTAAGACTATTGATGTAATTAGCGGCACAGTAAATGCCGTAACATCATGGATGCTTACCTCAAGCGTTGCAACAGTCGGGACGGATAGCATTACCTTGGCAAGACTTGCAAAAAGTGGATTAGATACCGTGTTAGGTACGACAAACCAAATTACCGTAACGGTTACTAATAATATCGCAACAGTTAGTATTAGTTCTAACCCTGTATTGCCGGGCAGCGCATCGGTTACCATTCCAACCGGAACAACGCTGCAGAGACCTTCTACTTTAACTGCCGGCATGCTCAGATTTAACACCAGTCTGTAGAAGGGCAAGTTAAATAGGTTTAAACAATGAAGCTTGAGTTTTTTGACGGAACTAGCTGGTATAGCGTGGCAAGTGAAACATTTGTAAACAATATAAATGTTAATATCACGGGTGATATCAGCGGCTCCGGAGTTTTAGGTAATCCACTCCCGACAGTTCTTTCATCGATGATAGGAAGAACAGGAAACCAAGTATTCAATTTTACCGGCTCTAATACCAGTTTTAATTACGATCTAACTATTCCAAATAGTGCTAATCAAACCATGAAACTCCGAATGAATAGAGCTAATACTAATTGTAATAAGTAGCACGATAAATTATAATGATTAGGATATGGACACAAAATATAGGTTGTTATGGGACGAAAATTACACTTACCGGAAAGTTTTGAACAACAGGATTTTCTAAAAAT